AGATCGTGCTGGTCGCATCGTCCATCGTGACGATCAGATCAAGCTCGGGCGCCCCGCTGAGCCACGCAAACCGGCTGCCATCCTGATGCAGCATCAGGGAGTCGGGGTTTTGCGACCCCATTGAGACCTCTACGTTTTTGCCTCAACCCCTTGAAAAGTCACTGGTAGTCGCCTTATCTAGCGTGTCATGGCGTCACCCCCAAACTCCTCTGATTTCCTCCCTAGGGGGCGCATAGTGGGTGCACAGGATTGTAGGACCGAACTCCCTGTAACGCCTGTAACGCTTGTAACACTTTGAAAGGGTGTGTGGGCAAATGGAAAAACCCATGAAGGCCAAGACCAGGATCACGAAACGCGCCGTGGACGCGCTGCGCCCCGGCGAATCGCTCCTGGATGACGATATCACCGGCTTCATCGTCCGGTGTCTACCGTCCGGCAAAGCGACCTACGGGTATCGCTTTTACAACCGCACCGGCAAGCGGCGCTGGCTCTCTCTCGGATTGCACGGCGAGATCTCCCCCGATGGGGCGCGGGTGCTGGCCAAGCGGGCCGCGGGCAAAGTCGCCGAGGGTCGCGATCCGGTTGCCGAAGAGCAGACCGCGCGCGCCGTCACGGTCAACAGCTTGGATACGGTTCTGGACCAGTATCTGAGCCGTCACGTGCGGAAGCTTCGGAACAGCTACGAGGTCGAGCGCATCTTTCGCGTCTACGTGCGCCCCAAGCTCGGCAAGCTGTCGATCTATGACATCAGTAGAGTCGACGTCATCAAGCTCCTCGACGACATCGAGGATCAGAACGGTGGTGTCATGGCCGATATGGCGCTCGCTTACCTGCGGGGAGCTTTCAACTGGTGGGCGCTTCGCGACGAGCAGTTCCGACCTCCGATCGTGCGCGGCATGGGTCGCACCAGCCCGGAAGAGCGGGCGCGAAGTCGAACTTTGACCGATCTCGAAGTTCAGGTCGTGTGGCGGCTGGCCGACGCCGTGGGGGTATACGGCCAGATGCTCAGGTTCGTCTTGCTTACGTCCGCGCGACTGTCCGAGGCGCGCCTGATGCCCTGGAACGAACTCGTCGGGCGAGACTGGACGCTTCCCGCGATCCGCAACAAGACCAAGCTCGATCATATCCGGCCGCTCAGCGATGCCGCGCTTGAGACCCTACCCAAGCGGATCGGAGACTGCCCATTCGTATTCTCCGACGACGGAAAGCATCCCGTTGGCGAGGCCCGATGGAAGCGGCGGTTCGACGCGATGGTCCTCGCCGAACTCCGCAAGATCGGTGCCGAGCGCAACGACAAGGATTTGCTGGCCTTTGTGACCAAGGTCGAGATCCTGATGGCGCAGATACGGAAGGCCCGCGGGAACGAACGCAAGCGGCTCCAGAAGGAACTCCGGGCCATCTGGTGGGGCATCCACGATCTGCGCCGCACCGCGCGCACGTTGATGAGCAGAGCGCGAGTCGAACCGGATATTGCCGAACGCGTGCTCGGCCACACCATCGGCGGGATTAGAGGAGTTTACGATAAGCACGCGTACTTCGTTGAGAAAAGGGATGCGCTCGAAAAGCTCGCCGGCATGATCGGGCGGATCGTAAGCCCTTCTGACGCGACCGTTGTGGCGTTCCCGCAGCGCAGCGCCTAAAAGGAAAGGGCTCGGTGGTGTTGGAGACCATCGAGCCCCTGGATGCAGATTTCCTACCGCAAAGAAGGGCTGCTGCGCGATGAACATAGGCGATAAGTCGGACGAAAACAATCCTGCTCCTGACAATACGGCTCCGGGGTATCCTCCCCCGGATGCGCACATCGACCTCGGTACGCCCCCTGACCTGGTGGTGCAGCCACTCAATCTGCCGCAGCCAGAGCCGCGCCGAAAGAAGGTCGTTCATAAGCTCAAAGCGGCGGGCATTGGAGTGCGGCCGCCTCGAAAGCAGGGGCGACCAGTTCGCTTCTCAGATGAACGGATTGCGGAGCTTCGAGCCGCCTTGCAAGCGCACGTGCAAGCTCACGCAAGCCTGTTTCAAGGGAAGGTAAAAGATGCGGAGTATACGGCTCTGACGTTTGTCCGCGGTCTTCTGACGCCCGAGGAGAGGGCTAGGGATATCACCATCCTCAACGACATTGTGCGGCCGATTCGCCCGTTTCCGGGCGAGCCAGACGAGAACTAGGCCACAGCGCGCCAATCGTCCCGCGATCGGAGGACTTAGACGCCACCGCCACCGCCACCGCGCCCGAGCCCGAAATCAAAGCCCCGACCGGGGCGTTGAAAACTTGGTCCCCGTACGGGGACCAAGTTTTGTCCGCCGCCGCGCCCGAAAAACCCCACCCCGACCGGGGTTCGGTTTCCGCCGCCGCGCCCGAAATCAAGTCCCCGTACGGGGACTTGATTATGTCCGCCGCCGCCTTGGGCGAGCTTGTCGGCTGCTCCGATCGCAACATCCGCGATCTGACGAAGCGCGGCGTCCTGGTTCTTTCGCACCAAACCCTTCAGCAAAATATTTGCTGAGGGGTTTTTCATTTTCTTTCATCAGCAAAATATTTGCTGGTGCGTTTTTGCACGGCAGGCAGTTGTCATGCAGTGGGATGGGGATATTTATTCCCACAACAAGAAACGATCTTCTACCGCATTCTAAGCACTCCTAACGTCGCTTGATTTCCTACCGTTTGGAGCGGGCTGTTTGAACCGGCTAATGCGGGGCCGGGCTGAATTAGGAAGGAGCGATCAAGCCCACGGGAGTTGATCGCCAGAAGGCAAGTCCCAGCGCCTTGGAGATACGGGGCGCTGGAGCGTGCCTTCTAAAGGAGTACAACATGAGCACGACTCAAGCTGAAGCTGCTGTCGGCAGCTTGCTAACAGTTCAAGAAGCCGCCGCACTGTTGAAGTGCAGCACCAGCGCTCTGAACAAATGGCGGATACAGGGACTGGGTCCCCCGTTCGTGCGGATCGCCTCCTGCGTTCGCTACAGGGAGCGCGATATTGCCGAGTATCTCGCCGGGCAACTGCGAGTTTCGACTTCGGCAACGGAACCACCGCTGTCGGCCGCCTGAAATTCAGTTCGACCTAGACGGTATCGCCCCGCCCCGTCTTGATGAATGAAAGGAGCCCGCACGCAGACACGTGGGGCTCCCTGAGGGGCATTCTCCGAAAGGAAATAAGATGATGACCCTCATTGGGTTTTCAAGGCTGTCCGCCCCGCTTAGTTTACGTTCGATCGCGCACAAGCGGCGCAAGCGGGACCAGATATCGGCAGCCGCCGACCTGGTGAACGGCGGCCAGCATCCGGTAAAATGGACCGTAACGGCAGCCGCTAAGGTCTGCGGCGTCTCGCTCGGCTCTGTCCACAACGAACTCCGCCGGCGCCGTGAGCAAGCCTCTCACCGCGCTGCGTTCCAGCAGCGCAACGCCGCCGCGCTTGCCCAGATCATCCAGGCACAAGCCTGAATCTGGTGACCGTTGCCCCCTCGGGGGCGACCTCGGTGCCACCGGCCTTCGGGTTCGGTGGCACCTTTTTTTGTGCGACCTCCAATCAGAGAGAGATCCGATGCTCGATACTACCGGCAGACAGCAACCCATGCACGACCGTAAGGATGACCTTCACGAAACACCGAGACCTGTGGTCGAAGCTTTGCTGCGCATTCAAAAAATTCCACACGTTATTTGGGAGCCTGCATGTGGTCCTGGCAGCATCGTAAAGTGTTTGCGCGATCACGGTCATGAAGTAATCGCATCCGATCTTGTTGACTATCAGTGCCCAAACAGTCAAAGCCGCATCGATTTTCTAATGGAGCGCCGCGCACCGGACAACTGCGAGTGCGTTCTAACCAATCCGCCGTTTAAGCTTGCAAGACAATTTGCCGAACATGCAACCGATCTTTGTCCATTGGTGTACATGTTTCTCAGGTTCGCTTTCTACGAGAGCGAATGTCGCAGTGACCTTCTCGAAAACAGAGGGCTTTCGAACGTTTACTGCTTTCGCAGACGCGTCCCAATGATGCACCGACAAGACTGGACCGGAAAGAAAGCAGGCTCCGGTATTGCCTTTGGCTGGTTCGTATGGCGGCGCGGCTACACCGGTAAAACACAGTTAGAACGGATATCGTGGGATAGATGAAACGGAGGAATGTCATGAGCGACCTTTCTGAACTAATCGACGAAGCAACTTCATTCGTTCCCATTCTCGACGATGGCGATGCCGCGACTACCGCAGACGGGATTATAGACACGATCATCAGCGCTTTGCGTACTGATCCGCGTTTCCCAAAGCTTACCTTGACCGAATGGGATTTGATATTCGCTGACCTGCGTCGAGAGATTACGAACGATATTGGCGATCTCATCGAAGGCATGGCTGACTTTAATCATGTAATCGACGTGATCACTGATGCGGTCGAGGAAAGCGAGAACATCAAGATTACCCTGCCAAAAGGAGATCAGTCATGAAAGGCGGTCGAGCATCACGTGACAAAGGCAACCGCGCCGAACGGGCTGTCGTTAATTTATTACAGGACGCCGGTCTTGCTGCCGAACGCGTACCATTAAGCGGCAGCGCTGGTGGGCGCTTCGGTTGCGACGTTTCCGTTCCGCTTCTTGGCATCGATCGTAGGATCGAGGTTAAGTGCCGCGCTGACGGATTTCGCGAAATCTACAAATGGATCGACGGCGCCGACATGCTTGTCGTGCGCGCCGATTATCGAACTCCACTGGTTGTGGTGCGGCTTCCGTTTGCCATCGAGGTCGCAATGAAGGCGGAACGGAATAAACAGAAAGGACCGGAGGAATGAAAATTATTACGGCGGATGAAAGGTTGCGTGAAAAAACCGGCGCAAAAATTCTCGTAATCGGACCCAGCGGCATCGGCAAAACTTCGCTGTTGCGAACCATGAATGCCGAGCAGCTGGCGTCGTGTCTGCTTGTTGACTGTGAGTGCGGTGACCTCGCTATTGCCGATCTGCCGGTCGCCTCGGTGCGACCGCAGCGCTGGCAAGACTGTCAGAACATCGCCTGCGCCATCGGCGGTCCCAATACGGCGCTGACTCCGATCTCAGTCTACTCCGAGGCGCACCACCAGAACGTCATGCAGGACCCGGAATTAGCGCGGCTTACGGAGTTCAATATCCTGTTTATAGATAGCCTGACCGCTGCTGCAAGGTTGTGCTTCACCTGGGCCGAACAAGAGCCCGAAGCCGTTAATAAGCACGGCCAACGCGATCTGCGTGCGATCTATGGCGCGCATGGCCGTGCGATGGTCGGCTGGCTTAATCAGCTTCAACATTCGCGCGCTCGCACCGTCATTTTCGTTGCCGTGCTCGAAAAGAACGTTGACGATTACAACGTCGCTACCTGGCAGCCGCAGATCGAGGGCAGCAAGACCAAATCCGAACTGCCGGCGATCGTCGATCAGATCATCACGATGAACTGGGTTGATTTCGGCGATCGCAAGCCGGTGCGCACGTTCGTCTGCACCAATCCGAATAAGGCGGGATACCCAGCCAAGGATAGATCGGGCCGACTCGATCAGTTCGAACCGCCGAACCTTGGCGCACTGATCGAGAAGCTGACCGGTCCTGGTCAGCGTAAGCCTTTCATAGTTTCAACCGGGCCAGAGGCCCAAGCACAGAAGGAGTAGTACCATGTTTGATTATAGCGAAGCGCCGCCCCCGCGCGAGAATGAACTGATCCCGGCAGGGACCGTGGTGACGCTGCGCATGCACATTCGTCCCGGCGACGTTGGCGAAGACGGCATGCTCAAGCGGAGCAAGGACGGCACCTGCGAGATGCTCGACGTCGAGTACACCGTGATCGACGGCCCTCACGCCAAGAGAAAGCTCTGGGAGAACTTGGTGCTGGAAGGCACCACAACCGGACAGCAAGACATTGCCGCAAGCAATCGTGGCAAGCTCAAGCAGATCATCGACAGCGCGTACGGTCTCAAGCCGTGTGACAAAAGTCAGGAGGCGCGCGTCATTCGCCGGAAGAGTCTCGGCGAATTCGAAGGCATGACCTTCCTCGCCAAGATCGGGATCGAGAAGGGCGGGCTGAAGGATAAGAATGATCCCGCTGGCGAGCGCTGGCCCGACAAGAACAATGTCGCGGCGATCGTCACCCCCGACAAGCGGGACTGGCATCCAGTTGAACAGCCGCCGCCCTTCAATGGCGGATCCGATGGTTCCGCTGCGACCGCTACGGAGGTCTCGACGCCAGCAACACCATCGGCGCCGGCTATGGCGGCTGCGCCGGTCCAGAAGCCGAAATGGGCTTGAGGGCTTCATGAAGAAGAAGCCCATCAGCAAGGTCTCGCTGAGCGCCATCGAAGACGCTTGGCAGAGACAAGCAACCAGCGCCGCCATCTCGGCGGCGCGCGGGGTCATCCAGATGGACGGCCCCATTCCCCCAGGCACACCGATCGGCCGCCTGGGGGATGCGGAATGGGGTTGGGTTGTCGCCGCCATCCTGTTCGGATGGATCCGTACCCGTGCCGAACAAGCCACAGCCGAAGGTCTCGACACGGAGCGCACCATCAGGCTGACCGCGCTTGATCCCGATCCATGGGACGCGGGCGCGGTGTCGAGCATCCTTTCCGAACTCGCCGAATATGAGATCGACTGGTCGCTGCCGCTCGCGCAGTGGCCACGCGAGACCATGGTCGAGTTCCTGACCAAGGCACTGTCGCTGATTCGTAAAGCCACGATTGCCCGCGATTTCAGCGACAATGGCGTCACTCGTAAATCAAGCGCCAGCGCCATTGCGCGCGGCGCTAACGCAGCAGCCGGGGGTCCGTTGATGACCCCCGACGAACTCAACGACGAGATCAACCTGTGAGCGACCATGGACTTCAACAAGACGAACCTATCGGAGGTGCCGATCAACACTGGCATCAACGACGCAATTGAACAAGCTGCGGCGACTCAAACAGAGTCGCCGCGTCCCTACCTCGGCGCAAGCATTATCGGGCATGAATGTTTGCGCAGGGTGCAGTTTGATTGGTGGTGTAAACCGGTTCTGGCGGCGCGCACTCGCGAAATCTTCGAACGGGGTCACTTTTTCGAGGAGCGTGCGCGCCAGCGCCTGATCGCAGCCGGCTTCCGGTTCGCGCCAGCCAACGCCGGCTACTTCACCGCAGTTGATGGCGCGCTGCGCGGGCACGCGGATGGCATCATCATCCACGGTCCGCAACTGCCGGGCGTGTACCTGATCTACCCGCTTGTATGGGAACATAAAGCTCTCAACGCGAAGACTTGGCGCGAGGTCGATCGGAACGCTCTCGGCAAGAAGCACTCGAACTACCTCGCGCAGGTCGCGATGTACCAAGCGTATTGCGACGTCACCAATCCGGCGCTCTTCACCGTCACTAACGCCGACACCTGCGAACTCCTGCACTTCCTGATCCCGTTCGATGCCGAACGCGCGCAGGAATGGTCGGATCGCGCAGCCAACATCATCGCGGCGACTCGCGCCAACGAACTGCTGCCACGCGCCTTCGATAGTCCTGATGATTGGCGCTGCCGCATGTGCCCGCATGTAGACCGTTGTTGGGGGAAAGACCATGGCGCTTCCACCTGAGATTACCACCCGCCGGTCTGATCGGCACGGGTCGCGAATTGGCGATGTAATTCGCCGTCTCTCATCAGAGAGCGATGGCGAAATCGTGGCCGCTGTGCGCGCCATGCAGCGCATGCTGCAATCGAGTGGCGCCGATATTCACGACCTCGCTGAGCATATCGAGAACGGACTTACCGAAACCGACAAGCAGCAGATTCGGACCGCGATACTAGCCGCACGCGCTGAGGGCTACGCCGAAGGCGTGCGCATGGCGGAAGCCAGGCACAACGGCACCGGCGTGTTCCGCAACACCGACGGCAAGCTCGACTGGACTGAAGTGGCGCTGTTCCTGCAGCGCGAGAAACATCGGCTTCCTGCGAAGAATCACGAATTCATCGACGACATGGCGGCGCGGACTCCGTTCGGCCGCGAGCCGTCGATCAAGCAACACCAATATCTGCACTCTCTCTTTCATAAACTTGGAGGGAAAATCACGTGACGAGCCAGCCGCAAAGCAATCCGACTTCACCCGACCTCGATGCTGCACTGGACTATGCGCGCAGCAGCATTCCGGTTTTTCCGACGAACCCACTGGACAAGAAGCCGCTCACCGCGAACGGTTTCAAGGACGCGACCACCGACGAAGCGCAAATCCGCGCATGGTGGTCGAAGTGGCCGAACGCCATGATCGCCGCTCCGACCGGAAGCGCGTCCGGCATGTGGGTGGTTGACCTCGACATCGATCCCGGCAAGAACATCGACGGTGCGGCGACGCTCGCGCAGATAGCCGCAAAGCACGGCGGGATGCCGAAGACCTTGACGGCCATTACCCCGCGCGGCGGCCGGCACATGATCTTCACCTGGGACACCACATGGAACGCCAGCAAGGGCGACCCATGCGTCAGCATCCACAACAGCGCCGGCAGGATCGGCCCCGGCGTCGATGTACGCGGTCAAGGCGGCTATGTGTGCCTGCCGCCATCCCGGAACGCCAATGGCGGGATCTACCGGTTCGATTCGGACGGCGAGGATCAGACGGTCTCGGCGCCCGAGTGGCTGATCAAGCTCGCATTGAAGCCGAAAACCCGCAGCCAGACCTGGGCCGAAGCTGCGCTCGATCGGGAGTGCAAGAACGTCGCCGCGGCGCAGCCGGGCACCCGCAACGACACTCTTAATACAGCTGCCTTCAATCTCTTCCAGATCGTCCATGGCGGGGAATTGAACGAGCAGGTGGTCCGTGATCGCCTGTTCGATGCGGCGGATACGTGTGGCCTCGTGGACGATGATGGCGCGGCATCGGTCGATGCAACCCTCAACAGCGCCTATACGGCGGCACAAGCGCAGCCGCGCACTCGGCCACAGCCGACGTCACAGCCGGCGCAGCCCGCGCAACCTGCGCAACCTGCGCAACCTGCGCAACCTACGCCAGGTTCGCAACCCCGGGGCCGCGCCAGCATCAAGATCCTCGCCGGACAATTGCCGCGCATTGCTGATGAGATCGAAGACGCGCTGCTCTCTTCCGGTTTGCCGGTCTTCCAACGAGCCGGCACCCTGGTCGAACCGGTTGCCGAAACCATGGTTGCAGCCGGCGGGCGCAAGACCGTAGTCGCACGCCTGCGTCCTCTATGCCCAGACTCGCTCATCCTGCCGATATCCGAAGCGGCCGAATTCCAGCGCTACGACCTGAAGCGTAGATCCTGGGTCGAGATCGACCCGCCAAAGGAACTCGTCCGCGCGGTTCTAGCCGCTGAGCGGCGTTGGAAGTTTCCGCGCGTCAATGGCGTCATCACCTCGCCTACTCTGCGTCCTGATGGTTCATTGCTCGCCACACCGGGCTACGATCCAGAGTCCCAGCTCTACCTGCTGCCGGGCTTTCAAGTGCCGCCAATTCCGGAACACCCCACCAAGCAGGAAGCGCAGGTGGCGCTCAAGACGCTGACTGATCTGTTCAGCGAGTTCTCGTTTAAGGCGGCAACCGGCGAGTACGAGGGGCGGCTTAACCGCTCGATCGCGCTCTCTGGCTTGTTGACGGCTGTGGTGCGCGGTTCGCTCCCGACGGCTCCGATTTACCTGATCGTTGCCGACACCCCCGGCACCGGGAAATCCTATCTGGTTGACGTCATCAGCACGATCGTTACCGGCCGCTGGTGCCCGGTCATCACTGCGTCGAGAAGCGCTGAGGAGACCGAGAAGCGCTTGGGGGCCATCATCCTGAGTGGCTCACCGATCATCTCGCTCGACAACTGCGTCCACGACCTCGGCGGCGAGATGCTGTGCCAGCTCAGCGAACGTCCGGTCATCAAGACCAGGATCCTGGGTCGCAGCGATATGCCGGAATGCGATTGTCATACGGCAGTCTTCGCCACCGGCAACAACATCGGCTTCCGGGGCGATATGATCCGGCGCGGATTCGTCTGCAGCCTCGAAGCAATCGATGAACGGCCAGAACTCCGCGAGTTCAAGACCAAGACGCTCGAACTCGCTGGGAACGATCGCGGCGCCTACGTCGCCGCCGCGCTGACCATCATCCGCGCCTACCTGACAGCCGGCGCGCCGCGCGTATGCTCCCCATTGGGCAGTTATGCCGAGTGGTCGATCATGGTGCGAAGTCCCCTGATCTGGCTGGGTGAATGCGATCCGACCAGGAGCATCGACAAGAACCGGGCCGAAGACCAGGAGCTTTCCGATATCCGGGAGTTGTTCGAGCTTTGGATCGACTACGAGCTGGGTCTCGATACCCCCTACACCAGCGCTAGCCTGATCGAGACCTGCTGCGCGGCACAGGCGCCCAACGACTACAACCCCCCAGCGTTCAGGGACTTCCTGCTGCGCATGGCTGGGGACAAGAACGGTAAGGTGTCGGTCAAACGCCTCGGGGAATGGCTGCGCCGGATCAGTGGCCGGATGGTGACCGTCACCGACGCAAGCAAGCCGGGCAAGTACCGGCTGGTTCGGTCGCAAGCCCGTACCAATCGGGCAGCGTTCCAACTTTCGGAAGTCGAAAAGAAGGGGTGATTGGAGGATTGGACCCGGCGTACCTCTCCTATCAGTATATTCTATTTGTCCGGACAAATAGACTCAACTGAGTACGGAGGTCCCACTGGTCCCACCCCCTAACGCATTTTTCTGGTTGGACGGTTGGACCTATCGGAACTTTTCTCGACATGCCGCGTTGCGCCGGGTTGGATGGTTGGACCGGTTGGACCGTTTTCGGCACCCTCACAAATTTAGCAGCTTAAGGTGGACGGTTGGTCCTGTTGGACCGTTTTCGGCACTATCGCGCAAATAGGAGCAGCAATGAAGTACGACGACAAGAAAACCCTGCCTACCGCTCGCGCGGATGGGTCGCTTGCCCTCAAGCCCAAATCCGAGGTCGATACTCTCATCGCCGAGCTGAAGGAGGATATGAAGAAGAAGCATGCCGCCGCCCCAGGCCGGCTTGTCTTCGCTCTCGACGCTACTGCCAGCCGGCAGAATGCATGGGACAACGCCTGCAAGCTCACCGCCGACATGTTCCGCGAGGTCGGCGCGATCGGCGGTCTCCAGATGCAGCTGGTCTACTACCGTGGCAGCATGGGCGAGTGCAAAGCGTCCGAATGGCATGCCAATTCCGCGGACTTGACTGCGGTCATGACTCGGATCGCATGCGCGGGTGGGTACACTCAGATCAGGAAGGTTCTCGACCACGCTAAGAAAGAGACCACGCTGCTTAAGGTCGCCGCCATGGTCTTCATCGGCGATTGCATGGAGGAAGAACCCGATGTGCTCATCGGCTCAGCTGCCGAATTGGGGCGCTTGGACGTGCCGGTGTTCATGTTCCAGGAAGGCAACGATCCGAATGCCGAACGTACGTTCCGCGAGATTGCGCGGGTGACCAAGGGCGCTTATTGCCCCTTCGATCCCGGTTCGGCACGCCAGCTAAGCGAACTCCTGCGTGCGGTTGCTGTCTTTGCTGCTGGCGGAAAGACGGCGCTCGAAGCTCGCAAAGACGCCAGCTCGATCAAGCTGCTTACCCAGATGAAGAAGGGAGAATAACAATGAACACACCACTTCTATATGTAAGAACGTTAGGGTCGCTTCCACGACTACTGCTTCAACGGCTACTGAGTGGCCTAACAAAGCAAGAGGATCAAGATGTATTGCGTAAGCTGCTAGACCAACTGACGCATGATCGCCTCTTTATCGTAGTATCAACAACAAATTGCCACGAGTACGAGTGCGATAGCATCTTGTCGGAGGCTGATCTGACAAACATTCGTGCTGCGGGAATTGACATTATCGTTGATGGCGATCCTGAAGCAGTGGAACAAGAGGAGGAAGCCGCCTAAGCGCGCGCGGTCGGAGGAGGGCTATACCCCTCCTCCCGTTGCTTCCGAAGAGGCGTCTCGCTTATAGGACTGGGGTCCTATCGGATGGTCACCGCTGGCGAGGGTGCCGCCGACCGGCAGCACCCAGCTACCCATTGGTGATCGAACCAGATCGGTGTAAATTAATCGAATGCGGAACAAAGCCAAACCGAAGTCACTCCCGACCTTCGTCTCCTTGGGCGAGTTGAGCTGGCTGCTCGACCTCTCGCCCTCGCATATCACCGGTCTGGAACGGGATGGGATAGTCACGAAAACCGGGCGCGATCAGTACGAGCTTGTATCTGTTCCGCAGTACATCTCGACCATGCGCAAGCGTGGCGCTGCCCCAGCCGACTGGAACCAGGCCAGGACCGAACTAGCCAAAGAGCGCGCTCTTAGCGCCAAACTGGATCGCCAGGCGCGCGAACGGCTCCTCATACCGGCTGCGGAGGTGCGGCAATGCTGGGTCGGAATCGCCACGGTCATAAAAACCAAGGTTCTCGGCCTCGGCGCCAAATGCGCGGCCCGACTCGCAGCGACCCGGACCGCCGCTGAGGCTGAGGCAATCCTCTATGCCGAAGCCCACGGGTGCTTGGAAGAACTGAGCAATACGGTTGCTCTGGAGGGGGCAGATGGCAAGCGCGCCTGAGCGCCTCGCTGACCTATTGCTGGCCGCCGCTTTCGAGCCAGATACGGCGCGCAGCCGCCAGCTCGCGGACCAGTATGCGGACGAGTTCAATGCCGCCTGTTCGGAGGCCCGGGAGCAACGGATCTCGGCTTCGCACGCGCTGCTCGATGAAGCAGAGCAGGTGCTCGACCGTGCCGAAATGGCGGCCGGCGACGAACGCCGCCGCCTGCTTGCGCTTTTCGAAACATATATGAGCGCCGCAAATCCTCGTAGGGTGTGAATCGGCGCGAGGATACGATTGTATCTCAGCCGCGGATTGGTGCTATACTTCCTCTCGGCCGTGGTTGAGGCGAAACGCGACCAAAAGGGGCGCTCAAGGTGTCGCTGCGGTGGTTCGCCTCGCGGGCCTTGGGCGCCCCACTCAAAAACAGGAGGCTGAAATTGGGCCTACTATCGCGCCGCCGGAACGTATTTGAACAGTTGGAGAATGAACTCGGGGGCCTGACCTCGCGCAGGACCGTACTCGCCGAACGGCTCGCGCGGGCTGATGCGGATATCGAGAGGGCGCTCTCCGACCGCCGGCGCCGCCTGGTCGAAGGCGATTCCGACGAGAGCGACGTTGAGTCGACTCCTCAACTTGGCCAGCTGCGCGAAACGCGTGGCGCCTTTGCTGACGCGATCGCTGCGCTCGATCTCAAGATCGCCGAGACCTCGACACGAATCGACCAGGAACGCGATCGCGCCCGGCGCGAGACCGCAAGTCGGGAGTTGACGACCAGCGCCGATGCGCTCAGCGCCGTGACCGACGAGATCGCCGCCGCGGTCGCCAAGATACCCGGCGTCCTCGGCGTCGCACTCGCCCAATTGCCGCACGCCGTAGTTTCGACTCACACCGTGGCGGTTGCGAATGAGGTCATTTCGGCTCTTCGAACGGTAGTAAGCGAGTCGAGATCTCACGCAGCCCAGATCGCCTCGGGCTCCGGCCAGATTTGCGAGCCCGCTGCCCAGCCGTCGGCGCCCCCGCCGACACCGCCGCCAATCGAGCGTCAATCAGTTTTCTTGAGATACGCCGGCCGTTGGCGGGAAGGCGACGAGGTTAAGACGTGCGGTCCTCACGTGATGATCGAGCTGCCGGTCGAAGTCGCGCGTGCGGCGCTCGAATTCAATCACGTCGTGCCCTTTGATAGCAAAGCCGCCGCCGATCTTCGCGCGCTTCAAGACCCCGACTACTCATTTTGGCCAGCCGATAGGTGCGCCGATCTAACCCAGCCGCGCCCCGCGCCACAGCCGGCCGAACAAACAGTCGCATCGCCGGTCGTGCATTCTGGTTTCACCCGTCAGCCGATAGTCGGTACCGCCATCGCCGTGAGGTAACACATGTTACATGACGATCTCGATAGAATTTTCAGGCGCGGTTTTTATGAACCGCAACCGCCGCGGATCGAGCCTGCTCCATTTAGGCGATTGGAGATGTACGATCGGATCGCGTCCATTCATGAAGCCGCGCACGTCATGTGGAATTACGTTCATCAGGAGCCAATCCACTCCGTAGAAATTAACAAACAGGGCAGCGGCGGCGGTGAGTTCAGAGCGCTGGAGACTTCCGCGGTTGAGCTATCAGACGGCAGCGACCCGCAGCGGCGCGCGCACGAAAATACCCCTATCGCTGAAGCGCTCTCGGATCCGACAACGCGCATGGCGTGGCTTTTGCATTTGCCCGCGTATTGTGTCGCGCGTCACGCGCAGCGCCGATACGGCGCCCGGCAGCAGATGTTCGACGACGCTTGTGAGCACGATGATCTTGTTATCGAGCGCGTCATCGATCTAGCGACGCCTGATCCGACGGCGCGGCGAGAGCTTCGCGCGTTGGTCGAGACCGAAGCGTGGGAGTTTGTTGATAGGTACTGGCCGGAAATCCAGAGACTGGCCGACGAGTTGTTCGAGCGAGGCTTCCTCAACCGCGAGGAGATCGAGCGCGTGCTTACGAAGCGCCCCGAGCCGGAGTTCCGGCGGCGGCAAGACGGGTACCTGCGCCCGTAGAGAGTAGCCCGAAAAAAAGCGCCCCGACACTTGGAGGGGCCGGGGCGAGGTGACCATAGGTGACCATGAAGAAACTTTGGCTAGCCACATGTTAATGCATTTCTGTGGGGGTGCCAAGGTGCCGATTCCAGCAATCCGGGCTTCAGTGCTTCAGTACATGCATAGTTTTGATCTCGGCTGCGTCGCCCTGACCCGAGACGGGCGTCTCTTCTCGACGAGGAATCCGAGTGGCGCTGAAGCCGCATGGTGGCTCCGGGCGACTGATGTCGGCGCCGTGCTCGCCAAGGCCAAGGCCAACAGCGGAGACGTGCCCACGGCCGCCGCCAAGCTTGGCGTTCGGCTGATGGAGCACTGCGCTGCGCTGCAGCGCACCGAAACGCTGATTGATAAGCTCGACGCTAGGGTGAGGACGGCGCAAGCCGGCGGCGATTTGCAGGCCTTCAACCGCGCCTATCGGCAATATCGGCTCGATCTCACGGCCGCGGGCCGCACGCCCATGACCTACACCGTAGCCCGGTCCCGGCTGCGCCTGGCGCTGGCCGAGGTCGCGGCCGGCAAGGCGGCGCCGGGCATCATTGCCCGCGTGTTCGAGTGATGCTAGGCCGCCGGCCCCGGATTTCCTTCAAGCTCCGTGGGATGCTTGAGATCGCGTAGAACGCGCGTGAAGCTCTGCTTATAGGCGTCGTGATCTTTCCAGCGACTGAAATCCGTGATGTGACGATCCCGGCGCACCACGCCTGCCCAGGCCTCTTTTGTCTTTATCACTGCATCGTCGAGACGGATTGGAAACAACACAGTCTGTTTGGATTTCCGTATGTCCTCTTCTTCAAGGGCGCTCTTTACCTCTTTCTCGACCCAATTGCTCTGGATCGAATGCTCGGACAAGATCAGTAGCACCTTGTCCCGCTGTCTAATAGCGGCGTCGATACTTTCGAGTATTTTATCGCCGGTCCGCATGTCGTGAGGTGCGAACCAACATCGCACCCCGTTTTCCTGCAGGTCGGCATGGAGGCGTTTTGCAAACTCGTCATCCACGCTCGAATAGCTGATGAAGCACGAATAATATTGGATGGCTCGATTGAAGAGCGAGGGCAGATAATCGATGAAATTGTCCGGCAGCCCGACGCCGCGAAGAAACGCGAGCGGCAAGGAGCCCGACCTTTGAAGCGTTCGATGATCGATGGCGCTCTGCCCAAAATGACGGCAAGTCGCCAACCCGATGACGCTGGTGAGGTCGGTATCTGCAAAAATAGTACCGATCAATATGGCGTCGCTTAGATCGGCGCGGCTCAGGTTGGCGTTGCTCAGGTTGGCGTTGCCCAGGTTGGCGTCGCTCAGGTTGGCGTCGCTCAGGTTGGCGCCGCTCAGCTTGGCGCCGCTCAGCTTGGCGCCGTATAGGTTGGCGCCGCTCAGGTCGGCGCCGCTCAGGTTGGCGACGTATAGGTTGGCGGCGCGCAGGTTGGCGCCGCTCAGCTTGGCGCCGCTCAGCTTGGCGCCGTATAGGTTGGCGCCGCTCAGGTCGGCGGCGCGCAGGTTGGCGCCGCTCAGGTCGGCGAAGCTCAGGTTGGCGCCGTATAGGTTGGCGCCGCTCAGGTCGGCGCCGCTCAGGTTGGCGACGTATAGGTTGGCGCCGCTCAGGTCGGC